ATCACGCAGCCGTTATCGACGTACATCGCCGGCCTGACCCTGACCTTCATCGGTGCTGCGGCCAACACAGGCGCCGCCACGCTCAACGTGAACAACCTGGGCGCCAAGGCCATCACCAAGAACGGCACCACGGCGCTGGCCGCTACCGACATCAAGAGCGGAAAGATCGCGCTGGTGGTCTACGACGGCACACGTTTCCAGTTAATCAACCCATGATAACGGTCGTGGAGGTCGATGCGAAGGTCAATTCACATGTGGACATCTGTGCAGTCCGGTACGAAGGCATTGAGAAAGAAATGCGGGCCTCCAACGCCAGACTGAAGCGTATAGAACAGATCCTGCTCGGCGTAGCCGGTACGTTAATTCTCCTGTTGCTCCACATGGTCATCAAAGTCTAGAACGAACATGAAAAAGCTGCTCTTGCTGGCGTTGTTCCCCGTCACCGTGTCGGCTGCGGATCTGATGATCTGCAACGGCGAGTTCGCCTTGTGCGCGGCCTCGGCCAGCGTCCCCACCGGCAAGTCGATCCGCGTGGACGGGACCGAGTTCCAAGAGGGCATGGCGGTCTGTCCGGTCCTGACCGGCAAGGCAATCGCCAATTCCAGCCTGATGAAAGGTTCCTGCAAGGCTCCCGCGGGTAAGGTCTGGTCGCTGTTCTCAACCGTGACCGAGTATCCGCAGGCGCCGTCTTGGGCGGTGGTCAGCATGACCCCGCGATCGTTCACGACCACCACCGAGGCCGGTGGCGGCATGAGCAATCAATGGTCCTTCCTCTGCGACAAGCAGGCCAAGAAGGTCAACGGCGTGCAGCTCGCCAACTGCTACGGCCCGATCAATGAATCACCGTGGAACAACGGTCGAGTGGCACCAGGCACCACCGCGTTCACCGCTGCGCCGGTGGGAGCTGCAAATCCAGTTGGCGGCGATGTCCCCTCGAAAGGAAAATAATCATGGGCTGGCTCAGAAAACGCTTTGGTGAAGCATCAACCCTCGCGGGCTTGGGTGTGCTGTTTGCCGTTGGCATCCCGATGGTGCCGCCTCAGTATCAACTGCTGGTGCAGGGCATTGCTGCTGCGCTCGGTCTGGGTGGCGTTGTCAGGGCTGATCCCGGCAACCGGTGACGCCTAATTTCACCCTTGCGGAACTAACCGTCACCAACCACCGGACGCTGGACAACACGCCAGATCCAGCATCTCGGGCAAACCTGCAACGGCTGGCGGTGTTCTTGGAGTTGGTCAAGGACCGGCTCGGCGGCAGGCCGATCATGGTCAACTCTGCCTATCGGTCAGCCGCGGTCAATGCAGCCTGCGGGAGCCGCGAGACCAGCCAGCACCGGCTCGGTTGCGCCGCTGATGTCCGAGTACCGGGGATGACCCCCGACGCGGTTGTGCGGGCTGTGATGGCCTCGGGGCTGGCGTATGACCAGATTATTCTAGAATTCGATGCGTGGACCCATCTGAGTATCCCCAACACGCTCACGGCGGCGCCCCGAAAATCAGCCTTGATTATTGACCGCGCAGGAACTCGAGCGTTCGCCTAAACTGTCTCACCGATCGCCATCGGTACTCCATTCCCCCCGCCTTGCGCGGGGGTTCTTTTTTACCCTTTGTGGGCGGCGCGTAGCTCTAGTTGACGCATTCACCTACACGGCTGCGGACTGTCGAGCGGGGAGTTTTGGAAGCGTCCTTCCGCAGTCCTCTTACCATTTGCCAATCCGCATGCGTCTAGGCGTCCGGGCCGCGATTCCCGCAAAAGGGAGGAGACGCGGTTTATCAAGACCGCGCCCGGACTAAACTTTACATTACACGTTTTCCAGCGGCTTGCCAACCCTCCGCGCTGCATACGGATCAAAATCGTTGTAGTATTTCACGCGGGTTATCCCTCGACCGAGTACGTCCGGGTCGGCGTCTGCCACTCCCGGTTCGGCGCCGGCGTGATCCACGACGGGTCTTGCCAGACCAGCCGGTTGTTCGGGTACGCGATCCACGCCCCCGACTCAAGCGCGAGCACATGATGATTCTTGTGCTGATCCGGCACCTCAGACCATCCGGTCTTCATCCAGTCCACCGTGAACAGGTAGTGGCCCTTGCGGATCTGACCGTCCCGGCCAAGTGCCGTGACCGCGTGGCCCTTAAGGAACGGCAACGCCACGACGGTGAATTCGTACCCGTAACAGTCCCACCAAGACGACTGCTCGATCGGCAACGGGGCGCAGGGCTTGCTGCAAATCATGTGGATAGGCACCCGCGCCCATTGTGCCCCAGAGTCGAGCATCACTTGGAACATCGGCACCCTCGCTGGCTCGGCGCGAAACGCAAACACTACGGCGGGTGTGAATTTGCCGTGGCCCGTCTGCTCGTTGAAAAGAAATTCGTTTCGGACAAAACAGGGCGTGTACGGTGTTTCGCCGAGGAGTGTCATAGCTTGAACGTCGTGTGGGCCTCGAACAACTGCGCCCGCAGTCGATCGCACTCGGCCTCAAGCTCGATGAGCCGCTTCCCGGCCCGCGTAAGCAGGTCGGCGGTGATGTGATAATCGTCGCATTGGGCATACGACAGACAGGCTTCAGCGAGCGTTTGCATGGTTTACCTTTTGGACGGCCATCAGGATTTTCGCTGCCCGGTCATTGTCACGCCGGAAGTCGGTGTACTTCAGTTCGGTGGATGTCAGGCACTCGCCGAATTGGTACAAGCTGCCGGTTATGCAATCCATGAAGTACACGCAGTTGAACGTATCGACTAACGCGAACGTCCTGCCGTTGGCGACGAACAGATCGTGACCGTCAATCCACTTCTTCTTGCTCTCGGGCGTCAGCGTCGGAGTAAAGCATTCACCGTCCGATGCAAGGTTCAGTCCTGCTGCCAGTTTTATACGATGCATTTCTTGCACTCCTTTTGCTTTTTAGTGGATCCGCATTTCGGGCATGTCGTGCGGTACTTCTGCACCCGCGCCTGGTAGCGTCGGCTGCGGGCTAACGCACTCTCGCGTTCTGTTGTTTCCACGCGCTCAACTTTCTCGCGTCCTTCAGACAAGTTTTGCACCATGATGAAAGTGTCCCAAATTTAGTTAGGTAGAAGTTGTTTGGTCTTTGATGCTTCGCGCAGCATGTGCATTCTTTTGAACGTGATGCCTCGTTGCGTCGAGCGTTACGGTTTCCCGGTCGGGCGTTTGGATGCATCATTCTTTACCGGTTGCGGTGCTGGTTTATCAAAAGTACCGTAAGCAAGAAGGCAAAACACAGTAGCCAGAGCAACAACAGCGGCACATGCGAACCCCGCCGCAAAGCCCCGGTGCCAGCCAGTCGAATGCGCTTGCTCATATTCGTCTATCGAATTTATGTTCACGCTCCCCTCCTGTGCAACCGAATCAGCTTGTTGTGCATCGCCCCGGATCGCGTCAGGTGCGTGGATTCTTGGCAACGGACCATCTTCCCGTCCATCAGGCAAGCACCGACGCGAGGCCGGGTTCTCGGGATGGACCGGATAGCACGTTCAAGGGGCGTCTGAGCGTAAGCGTAGCGTTTAGACTTCATTCCCCCCTCCATGTCCCTGTGAACTGCATCGCTCTCCCGCAGCATCGCGGGGCGGTCATCGTGTAGGTGTTCGGCATCGGCACCCATTGCTGCTTACCGCATTTACACGCGAATAGGCCGGTCATTTCCTTCTCCGTATCCAGTCAAGCAATGGCAGTAAAGCCAATCCGCGCATAAATCCATGCCAGAAATACTTAGAGGGCCACTTCATTCCCCCACCCCCGCATCGCGCAGCGCCTCGGCGTGTAGCACTCTCAAGTCTTCTGTCCCGCGCCCGTAGGCTGCGTCCTCAAAGTCTCGCAGCGCCGCCCTGAGCCGCTCAAGCTCTGCGCTGAAAATCTCAGCCGCAGCATCTGTCCCGTCATTCCAGCCCTCATCGTAAGATGACAGCGGTCCACCGTCGCCCCTGTACAGGTCGCGGATGGCAAACCTTAACTTTATTTCGTTCATTTGCACACCACGCGGATTTCTGCCGCGGGCTTGTCTTTCAGCGTATTAACGCAGCGCAACTGCTGCTCTTGACTAATCAGTATCGCCCCAAAAAACATCGCTATACCCGCCAGTACCGCAATAACAACAGGCCAGTCATTGCTCATTTCATCCCCCCAATTTGTGCGTACGTGATCACTTTTGCGTCGGCCTTCATCAGCCGCGCCCGTACCTTCTTGCGGTCCTCGATCAGATTGTTTTGCTCGGCTTCCAACTCATCAAGTCTTTGCTGGAGGTACTGAGACTGCCCCCACCAGTAGTGCCACAAGAAACGGTTTACTAGGTTCATTTCGCTGTCCTTTTTTAGAGTTAAACCGCAACTAACAATTCAGTCGGTTCCACTTATCCCGAGCAAGCTGCGGCGATTGCTCCCCGTCTTGGTGCGGTCCAATCGCCCGACAGACGCCGCAGCATACAGCCCAAATGCTGACCTCAATCTCGTCAACTGATGGATCTGGCTCTTTGCAGAACGGACAAGGCAGAACCCGCTCCCGTTCAGCTTTCGCCATTGCGATTGCGTCCTCGCGCTCGTTGTATTCGCGCTCAAGTCTGGCAAATGCGTTGCTGCTCATTTGGTTTTCCTTTTGGGGCGGGTGCAAATAATGTCTGGTTTTGATTTCCACGGCAGATCGTCAACCAAATCGGCAAATGAATCAATTTGAACGCTTGGCCTGATTTCGGCATCCATCTCGATCTTCAGAGCAGTCGCCAGATCATCGCCGAGCATCGCCTTGTCCTGGCAGTCTGTGATTTCTTGGCTTGAGTACACCGGCTGTTGGAACTCTTTTTCTGTCAGCTTGTTCCTATACGTCAGAAGATTATTCTCGTTTGCGTCTACCAGCTCCGCGAACCTGCCCATCAACACCGGGATGTGGCGGTGGTCCCGGCACCCCTGGCGCTGTTCCGGCACCGTCAGATCCCGCTTATGCTCGGCGCAGCTCCATTTCCCATCGCCGTCCAGCTCGGGCGTCGAGTGGGCGCAAGTCCTGCAATTCACCTGCGGCGCCTCGGTCGCGTAACATTGATCCTTGAACCGGCAGTATTTGCAGGAAAAATACTCCGCATTCTCACCGAGCGTGATTGCAGGTTCATTCCCCGTCACAATCCGGTGCGCCCGGTCATACAGCCGGTCAAACTCTTTCCTGTCAAACTCGATGCGCTCGCTGTGGATGTCGTCCGTGTCCTTGTTGACCACTAGATACATGGCTCTGTCCAGACCGGCCCACCCCATATACAATTGCATTTGCGACCAATGTTGCGGCTTGGACTCCTTTACCCCTTTTTTTACCATTGCGGAAAAACTCTTGGCGTTCGCGGTCTTGAATTCCAAGACATGCCACGTTTTCGGGGCTTCCGGCAATCCCAGAGCCGCACCGTCCATGCTCCCGCCCACATGCCCACCAACCGCGCTAAATCGCCATTGCTGGCCCTTCTCGTCCCGGTCTGATACCTCGACCCCAATCGCTCGCAAGTTGGCGATCAGGCGCGGTTCTGCGAGCTGACCGGACTCAAACAGCCGCAACATCCGGCCATCAAAGTCGGGCTGTTTGGCCCACCGAAAACTGAGCCACAAGTACCGCTCGCACTCGTGACCGAGTTCAGACGCCCCGAGGTGGGGGCGCTGCCCCGCCTCCGCAGTCTTCTCGTACTGACTGAAGATAGCGGCGGCGGTTGAGTTTTGACGCTCGGGCAGCGCGGTCATCTTATTTCTTAGCCCACGGCTGACGAGCCGCACCGGCAGGCTTGGGCGTAGGTTTCAGCGCCTCGGGCAGATCCAGCGCCAGGTTGCTCGGGGCGTAGCCCTTAATCTTGTTCCCGATCGATTCGTTGACCGGGTTCCTTTCCTGCACCACGTCCACCATCAGCGGAATGTTGTGCAGATCCTCGCTGTCGTCAAGGGGCCAGGCCACACCGGTCGATTGGCAGATCGCAGCCAACTCCCGATACGCGATCTCCTCGGCAGTTTTATTGGGATTGGACACGTTTAGCCGGGTCCAGAGCTTGCGCCCCTTAGCCGAGTTCCCGACCACTTCAAACGTAAGCTGGAGGTACTGGCCGGTCCCGGCTTTCGTGTCTTTCAGTTCCGAGTCGGTGACGATCACCTCATACCGTCCCGGCTCAAGGGCCGAGAAGTTCTGTTGAGGTTCGATTGTTTCCGGCATTTGCAACGTTTTAAGATTCGCCATGATTCAACTTCCTTTTGGTTTGGTTGGTTTTACTGCTTTGGTGCTGCGGGCGCCGACATCGCCGTAACAAATGCTTGCCAATCCAGCGGCATAGCATCCGGCAGCGAATAACGGTTTTTTGCGAGATAAGCCGGGCGCTCGGCGGTGTACATCAGCCGCTCGCCTGTGGTTATTCCTCGCGTAACTTTCTGGTTAAATCCGACATCCGAGGATTTAACGATCGTCTTGTAATTTGCGAAAAACACGCAATCAGCCCACTCCTGCACCAGAGCTGACGACCTGGCTTGCAACTTTGGCTGGTATCTTTCATAAGGTTCAACTTCAGGCGAGTCGAACCGTTTTATCTCGCAATGGGCCAACATGATGACCGCCATCCCCTTTGCTCGCAGGCTGTTCAAGCCGTCGAGCACCTTGCGCCAGTAGTCGGCGGCAATCACGCTGCCTTTGCCATAAGCCAAGTCTTTCGCGTCGTATTTGGTATTGATGGTTTCCCAGATCAGGTTATCAAGCCAGTCGAGGCTATCGATCACGACGGTCTGATAGTCGTGGTCGCCTTT